ACGAACATGCTGTCATGCGGTATGGCAAGAAGACTGACACTCGGGTTGAGGCCCTTCCCGATTTTGGTGAACTCAAGAAGCGAACCAAAAAGGGCCCTAGCAAGAGTGACATAGCAGTCAAACTGCTTCTTGATGGATACAGCCCGGCGGAGATATGCACTATCGCTCCGCATGTATTCTTCACCCACCATCGCTCAATCAAAGAGATGTGGGCCACCATGCAAATGGCAAGTCACCCGGACACAATGGATGCACAGACAAGGGCATACATCACGGGTGAAGAGGAGTGAAGACATTATTCAAATAGTGTCGGAAGATAATTCTCCATGACTCACCTCATGTGCAGAATTGTAAGCGATGACCGGAACAACTGGGTGGCGGTCAAAGCAGGACCCGGAGCGGCAACCTACAGCGCCGATAACGATGGAGAGATGGGTTCAGCCCATACCATCCGTGTTGACCTCTCTCAAGCCCTCTCACAGAGGCTTGGGCGACAAATGTCAATGATGAGTGTCTACAAGGTCAATTACCTCCGCATTGATGTTCTCAATGTCAATGACGGCAATGACAATGATGCAGGAGTGGCATTCCAAGGCCAGTGGAATTACTGGGCCCCTACCAAGCATCGTGTCAAGGCGATGAAGTTGGCTAGGGCCATCGAGGACGAAGATGGTGCAGATGAAGTTGGAGACATGTTCGGTGAACTCGACAACATGCGGGCCTACAAGGGGATGCGTTTCGGCTGGGACGGTGACCAACAGGTCAAGTTCCAAACTGGTGAATCATTCGCTGAACTGGCTGGGAGTCAGTGGGATTTGAATGAGTTGTTCAACATCTATGAGATGTCCATATCACAGCCCCAAGAGTGGACCAACGCTCTTTGGGAGAATGGTCGCTGTGGCTACCCTAATCAATTCGGCTGGTCTGCTGGATTCACCAACAATGCACAGACACAGGCGGTATTCAACACAGAGTTGGATAGTGGGACACAGGATGTTCACACTCCCGGTGCAACTCCTTACGAGTGGCATGGGGAGATTGATGTCCTAGGAGGACTTCTCCTCCTCGACACAACCCATTCATCCACAGATGATGGGGACCTCACTGTCAACGATGATGATTACATCTATCGTATCACCGTTGGTGTCAAATCATGGAGTGATTTCTGATGTCGTACCGGAAAAAGAGAACTGCACAATCTTCTCGATACGGGCGCACCAGTCCGAAACCTGCCGCAAAGCGGAAGGGATCGGTCCGCAAAACAGCCAAGACCACTGATGACTTCACCAAGAAGCAGAAGTTGTCCTACATCCGAGCAGTCATCGCCAGCCGCAAAGGGCAGGGTGAAGAATGACTGACCTCGACGGAGATGGCACTACGAGCCCTTGGGAGGCTCAAATCTGCAAGATATGCCTCCTAGCCATGCTGACCCTAGCCATCGGCAAGGAGGCCCTTAACGGGGCCTTCTAGGGGCAGGATTAGACTTGCGATTCGATTGTAAATCGAGGTCGAGCATAGCGAGACTATTACGCAAGGCTAACTAACACTCACAGGGGCAACACTGCGAAGGGTTAGAGGCTGTTAGTAACTAACGCTTAAGTACTAACAGCGGGTGCGAGTATCATGGCCGGGAACGGAACTGACACGGAGCACTCACATCGACTGACATGGCAAAAGACCTGTTTCATTATCACAGTGAATATAGGTCACATGGATGGAGAGCCCCCGGAGGGGGAGGACGCTGTCCTTGAGGGTCTAAGGGAACATTGGACCCACATCTGCAACCTACCCAATTTGGCAGTCGCTAGAGGCCAAATAGAGCGCAACAAGAAAGGCCAACTGCACATCAACGCTGGACTCAAGTTCAAGCGTGTTTGGAGAGGTCGCACCCTCCAAAATGTCGGCAAATGCTGGGCGGATGTCGCAGACAACGAACATGCTGTCATGCGGTATGGCAAGAAGACTGACACTCGGGTTGAGGCCCTTCCCGATTTTGGTGAACTCAAGAAGCGAACCAAAAAGGGCCCTAGCAAGAGTGACATAGCAGTCAAACTGCT